GAAGAGCACTAAGATTTATCTTAGTGTCCATTTTGGCTCTGGTACGTCGGCGTTTGCGGACGTCGGCCTAATGTGCGAGGAGTAATCTACCTTGCAAATGGTGGACCTCTCTCGTAAGGAGGTAAGCCATGCGTAAAGTAGAGAAGTTTCTCAAGAGGAGATCAGGCCTCGAAGATACGACCAACGGGAACATAAGTTCCTGGTATGTGGTCGATCCCGAGGGCTCATCTAACAAGATGGGTGAGGGCTATACTTGTGATAGCCTAAATAACTCGTCATATGTTGGGTGGGATATACCTGATTACCACAAACGCGTCAAGCGTGGGGAGTTAATGCCCCATACCCCTTGGCAACAACAGTCTTTAACAGGCAGTTGTTCCGGAGGGTCAGATTATAGTTACTACGATACAGACAAGCCAGATGATATCTGGAGAGTCTATAGAGATGGTAACTATTGTCCACTTGACGACTGGATTATCACGGGCGAAGAAGGATCGGCCTATGTCCCTGAACGTTATGATGAATACGTTCAGGAGGCTGCGGCTAAGATCTACTCTTCAGGCCATGATACTCTTACGTTTCTTGCCGAGATTTTGGATGTCAGACATTTGGTAGTAGGGACTCTTAAAAAGATCCTTACTCTCAAAATTCCAAGAAATTGGAGAAGTCTGGCAAACGATTGGCTTTCGACCCGTTATGGGTGGCGGACGCTTATATATGACGTTCAAGACATATATAAAGCTCTTAGCCATCTCGACGAAGTTCGAACACGCTACTCGGATCGTAGTGGGACAACATATTCCACTACGAAACAGGATACGTACGTACACTCTCAATGGTTACTCGATCTTGATTGTCAAAAGATCGACAAAATCACTACGAGTATACGTGGTTCTGTGGCAGCTGATATAGAAGTCCCTAAGTTTCAATTCAATCCTATCACTACAGCATGGGAATTAATTCCCTTTAGCTTCGTGGTGGATTGGCTTGTTTCTGTCGGGAAATCTTTAGCAGCGATGTCCTTTTTAGCGCTTCAACATACCTATGTTGCTTCATGCGGCTATCGTATTACGATCGAGCGTTCCTTCCATGCAGAAATTGGAGGGACGCACGCCGAAGGCAGAGTTGTTTATGCCGGAGGAGAGCATTGGCAAACAGGTAGTTCGAAGCTAGTTATAGAGAAACGTACCCCTTGTGCTGTACCTAACCTTCCGCATTTTAAGCTGAGACTAGATGCCCTTAAGATCATTGATCTAGTGGGTTTAGTTACTCAGCGTGTTAGGAGGTAAAGTATGGCAGCTATGACAACTGTCCTCAATGAATTCTCCAGTAATGGAAATTCGCGCACGTCCACGGTAACCGGACATACGGCTGTTAAGCCGAAGCTGGTTATTGAAAAACGGCGTGTACCGGAGGGTAACCAAACCATCATCGAGTACTCATTTAAGGTCGTAATTGCGACCGAGGACGCAGATGGTGTGGTTATCTCAAACAAGGTCACTTTTGAAGCTATCGCCAGATATCCTGTGCTTGGTTCAAGTGCAGATGTCGACGTTGCCCTGGCATTCTTCCGTGATATTATCGCGGGAGATGAGTATGCCAACAGCGTAGATACGCAAGAATGGCTTAGTTAACTGTGCCCTATGGATGACGAACGTCATGCCGGGGAAGTGGAGCAACCTGATCATAAGGACAATCTTAATTTAGATTGTGTAGACAACGTTGTGAAAACCGTTGGCCTACTTGCTTCGCTTTGGGCTCTTATGAAGAAATTATTCTTCGTGAAATGAGCCGGCACAAAACTAACCATTGCTTCGAAAGGAGGATTCCGTAATGGAACCACAAGATGTAGTATACGACATATGTCGATATTATGTTGAGGACCTAACCGGAGTTGATCCCGCCCTGATTGCTAAGATTGACGGATTCCGTCGATCTCGCAACTTAGCTGGGTTAACTTCATGCACCGATCATTTTGACTGGCATAGTCATACAGTCAACGATTGGCGCGCACTTAGACAGGTCGAAGCATTCTTCAAGAAGAATGCAGATCTGGCCAATAAGGAGATTTGTAAAGAGGCAGCCAAAGCGTCCTTTATGGAAGCTGAGGATAAATGTCACGATACAAATCGCCGTCTTGGGAAATTCGTCGGATATCCTCACCTGTTGGGTGATGAATATCGTCAGAAGATTCTAAGAATGGCATCCTATATACATAGGGTGCTAGGTGACGTCAAGCCGTTCATTGAGGCCTTGCCGGCCCTGGTGAAGGTGACTCCAGGTGCAACTTCCTACTCTAGTCGTCGTGAAAGCTTACCGCAGATGAAAATGCGGATGAAGCTGTACGCTACGCGTCCAGCTTTTAAGTACTTGTCGGCGCTCTACCGTTTTTACGGTTTTAATGAGCCACGACTTAAGCCTACACACACTAATAGGGTAGAGCTAGTACCGAAGAATTGGAAGACAGACCGTACCATCGCGTGTGAGCCGGAAGGGAATTTACCCCTCCAACTTGCATTCGATACGTACGCCAAACGACGTTTACGTCGTTTCGGGATTGATCTGCGCGACCAATCTGCAAACAAGAAAGCTGCCAAAAGTGCTTCTATCAATGATGACTTTGTCACTGTTGATTTTAGCGCGGCATCTGATACGATAGCCTATAATGCCGTTTCGCTTGTTTTTCCAAGTGAATGGTTTGGCTATCTTAAAGATGTTCGTTCCCCGGGTTACCGGGGGGCTTTTGGTGATGGTGTTTATGCCAAGTTTTCCTCAATGGGAAACGGAAGCACATTTACCATCGAAACGCTCTTGTTCGCTGCTGCCTGTTATGCAGTAGGATCCAGAAGATTTCTGGTTTATGGTGACGACGTCATCATAGAACGGGAATACTATGATTCCTTCCTGCACTTAACGGGATTCCTCGGATTTTCCATCAATAAAAGTAAGACCTTTACTGACGGTCCCTTTCGGGAATCGTGCGGTGGGGATTACTTTGATGGGGTTGATGTTACACCGACTTATGTAAGGTGTGTTGATCAGCGTAAAGCTGTTTTGGCCCATCTTGTTAACACAGTCGGCAGTATTGCTCTCATTGGCGGAGCCTTAGAAGCATATATCCACGCTTTAGTGGAAATGTTTAAGCTTCCTTTGGTTCCATACAATGAAAGTACGATCTCGGGTGTCTGGATAGACCCCCTGATTGCGCGACGAAGAGGACTTCTGAAAGATGTTCATCAGATACCTATGTTCAAATCTTACATTGCAAAAAGTAAGAAACGAACATTCGTTGATAGTCGCGGTTATTACCTATGGTTTTTGCGGAAGAACTGTCAAGTTCTTTTTGCGACACCATGGCAAATAGCCAACGTTATGCAACGAACTGATGACACCGATCAGACATCATCGGTAGCCGTTTACGACCACATGTACGTGCGCAAACGAGTTCGCTGGGTAAAACCAGCGGGTGGCATGCCCGACCATCTATATTGGTGGCCGGAGCCGTAAC